TATAGCCTCGGTTAGCGGAGCGCAAGGGTCATATGTTATAACGTTTGCTACTCCTTTTCCTGATGGTAATTATTTAGTATTACCGGCATTAGCACGCGGAACGGAGGTCATAGCGCCGTTTCAGGTGTTCTTTAGGTCTAGATCGGCTACTGAATTTATTATTTTTACAACCGACACACTCGGTAATTTACTTCCTGTACTTGATGGCGTATCTGTTGTGGTATTTGGTAGTTAATTTTTAAAGAATTTAATCGAGAGAATATGTTATGTATGAATATCAAATAGAAGAAATATGCAAGCTATCAGAAAATAAATATTCTGTTGAAATATCTTTGGATGAAGATGGGTTATATAGTCTTACTATTGTGTTTGATTTCCCAAATGATTTTTTTGACGATTGTATTACAGGATATGCAACCAGTAGTCTTAAAGAGATGTTAGCCGATGACGATGATTTGTATTTAATACGAATAACTAGAATAGCTTTAGGTAATGAAAAAGTAAAAAATGATCTAAGAAAAGGAAAGAAAGCTATATTTAAAATTAATTATAAAAAATGGGTAAAAATATTTAATCAAATCCAACAAGAACAACTAGAATTAAAAAAGACAAAGTTGGAGTTTATTTTAGCTCAAGGGATTGAAGATATCTAAACAACCCTAAATTAGTAGTACGATTTGCAAAAGTAGCAGTATTTTTGCTATAATACAATTAGGTAAAAAAAGTCATAACCAGGCTTAAAAAGGTTTTCGTCATTGCTAGACGTTAAAAGGCGTAGTTTGTAGGCAAGACACAAAAAGGCTAGTTTTGAAACTTATCTATAACAAAGTTTATCGTCATAACTAGACGTTAAAAGGTCTCCTGAGCTTGAATTAGCTTATCTTTTTTTAAATTTAAAATATTTACGTTTTTTAATAATTAACAATATATGAGGAAATTATGTCTAACGGCATTAATAGACCTTATGGTTTGGAAGTAGTTCAGTCTCAAATAGGAAACGGCGGAACACAAAAACTAGGTCAATACTTTATTTACGCATCCGCTGACGGCTTAACCACGCAGCCAAACAGTATTTTTCAAGGTGATCCCATTAAATTTGTAAGTGCCCCAGGCCTTGCTACCATGGCAGGAACAATAGCACCACAAAAGTTATCAGCTCCAACAGCCGGAACAGCGGTACAATCTATTGCAACGGCAGACGCAGATGCTTTCCTTGGGGTGTTCATAAGCTGCGCTTATACTGATGCAAATACCGGTATACTTGTTGAATCTGATTACTGGCCGGGCGGTAGAGCGGTAAAAGCCGGCACGCCTATTATTGCATATGTCAATGATGATCCAATGGCGGTATTCAGAGTGCAAGTATCAAGTTCTGTAGCAGCTGCAACAGGAATTACTTTTTTAGCAACCGGGCTTGGTCTTAATGCCAGTTTATCAGTTGCAGGAATAACCTTCACGGATGCTACTGCTATCGCAGGTGGTCAAAACCCCCGCAGCGGCAGTAATATATACGGCTCTGTTTACTATCTCGATGGCTCAACTTACTCAGCTACTACAGCTACCTTAGACGTAAAAATTATTGGAATTGATCCTGTAATTACCGGTAACGCAAATCCTACAGGATTAGTACCGGGAGTAAATATGCCATTTACCAACCTACTAGTTAAGTTTAACAAGCATATGTACGGATCAAGCGGCGTAGCAGGTCCAACAGCCGGAGCATAGGAGTATAAGGTTATGTCCATAATAACAAGCGGCAATATGCCGTCTCTTTTAAAGGAAGGATTATACCTACCGAAAGAGAAGAAAAAAACACCTGTTAAAGCAGGATCAGTAAAGCAAACTAAAACTAAAAATAAAGGTAATTAATTATGTCTATTATAACAACCGGTGATATTCCAAGTCTGCTTTGGCCAGGTCTTTATGAGGTAAAATCTCAGTATGATCGATTTAAAGGGGAATATACCAAAATCTATGAACAGGCTAATTCTGTCAAACATACTGAAAGGTTGGTTGATATTAGAGGAACAGGCTACGCTCTTGAGAAAACCCAAGGTGCTCCTATTAAAATGGATAGCATGGCTGAGAGGTTTATTTATGAATTTGTCCACCGGGAATTTGCCCTCGGTTTTCAGATTACTAATATTGCTATGGAAGATGATCTTTATGCCGATCAGTTCTTTAATGGTACTAAATCGCTTACTACTTCCTATGAACAAACCAGAGAAGTAGTAGCCATGAATCCTTTTAACCAGGCGTTTAACGTAGCAGCGGCTCAAGCCAACGGACAACCTCTTTGCTCTGGTTCTCAGCCTTACGACGGAGGTGTTTATTCTAACAGAGTTGGGGCATATAACGGCGTTAATATTAATGTCGACTTTAGCGAGGCAGGAGTTGAGCAGGCAGTAATACTAGCCGGTAAAATGAAAGATCAAGCAGGACTAATAATTAATGCTCAAATTGAGAGATTGCTACTTCCACAAGATTTAATGTTCTCAGGTTGCAGGTTACTTGAATCTGTATTTAGAACAGGAACGGCTAATAACGATATAAACGCACTTTATAACATGAAAGCTATTCCGCAAGGTTATGAAGTAAGCCATTTCTTAACAAGTCCTAGCAACTGGTTTGGATTAACTAACGTTAAGGGAAGTCGTAAGCATTTCGTAAGACGTCCGCTTAAAGTAAACGTAACAACCGATCCCGTAACTGAAACCATGTCAGTGCTTGCATCGGGTCGTTATTCTTTTGGTATGTTTACTCCTCTTGGGGTAATTGGCTCACAAGGTTCTACAGCTTAAACCTACAGGGATAAGTTTTAAAAATCTGTTAAAAAAAGAGGCACTAACTAAAAATAACTAGCTAGTGCTTCATACAATATAAATAAAAGGATAAATTATGTCTCAATTTTATGAATATAATTGGCCCGCTCCCATAGCAAACGGAATATCGCTTTTCCAAGCACTAACTGCAAATACTCCGCTAGTGTTAAATGGTTTTTATGTTAACAAAACTACAAAAACAGTTAACTTTGTTGATGATTTTGGCATTGTTCCAAGAATTACGCTTAATTCAGCTGCCAATCTTTCCCTTTCCGGTATTAATTTTCTTATTACCGGTTATCAGAATGGGATTTTTATTAGTGAAACTTTAGCAGGACCAAATAATTCAACAGTTACAAGCGTTAACTGCTTTGATACTGTAACGCAGATAATTCCAACCGGCACTACAGGCTCTACCGTTCAAGTCGGCGTTGCTTCTGTTGGGTATTTTCCAATGATTCTATTAAATACCGCTAAGCTTAATACTTCTTCTATAAGCTATGCCTTAAATATCGTAGCAGCAACGGCTAATCCTGCTACTTATCAAGTATTTTTATCGCTAAAGAATAATTTAGGTCTAGGGAAATACGATGATTTAACCGCCACCGCTAATGGTAATTTTGTTGCTTCTGCCGCTGCTGCTACTGCGTCTGCATTAATACAGTATAATTCTTTAGCTTCCAATTTACTCATTAAAATTAGCACTAATAATAATGGCTCGGTTCTTAAAGCTCAATTCCTGCAATTGTAATTAAAAAGGAAGATAAAATGCCGGCAACTAGTGGAAGTTATAGTTTTAATAGCATAAAAGGAGAGCTGATTATCAGAAAGGCTTATGAGTTAATCGGCATGCCTCTTAGCATGGTCACTGCTGAGCAATATAATTCAGCACTTAATATTATTAATTTTATTTTAAGTGATTGGGCTAACTCTAATGTTAACTTATGGACATTAAAACTAAATCCTGTTTTTTTAACCCCTGGACAAGCGTCATACCCTCTGCCGAGTAACATTACTAAAATATTTCAAGTGTTCCTTAGAAGTAACGTAAGACAGAATTTTGGTGGCATTCCGAATAACAGAGGATATGGAGGAATCGCTGCTTATGCTTTTGATGGTAATCCTAATACTGCTTGCACAGAAACCCAAGTAGATGGATTAATAGGCTATACTTATTCTATTCCCCAAGTGATCAAAATTATAGGCGTACAATCAAATGTAGATAGAGAATATACTTTAACATTTTCCGGTCAAAGCACAGATTATCAGACAATTTATTATGTTAAGGCCATTCCTAAAACCTTATATAAAAAAGGTATTACGCAGTGGTTTCTGCTGGAAGATAATTTAGCTTTGTGTCCCTATTATCAGATACAGGAAACAGGAGGGGCTACTCTTGATATCTCGGAAGTCTATTTTAACAATCAGATACAAGATACTACCATGAGCGAGGTATCCAGATATGAATATTTAACCTATCCCAATAAATCGCAAATCGGTAGACCTACTATTTACTACGTTGACTACCAGCGTACTCCATCCCTCTACATTTGGCAGACTGCTGCTCCAATGTATAATTTAATAATGTATAGCGGTCAAAGTAGTATAGAAACGCTAGAGAATTACACGCAAAGTATAGATATCCCATCATATTTTTATACTCCTCTAATATACGGACTCGCTAGCATGCTAGCAGCACAATACGCTCCTGAAAAAGAAGAAGGCTTAAAAATTAGATATCAGGAAACTTTAAATCCAGCAGTGATTAATAATACAACGGAAGTACCGCTTAAACTGGAGGTGTATAGTGACTAGCTTAAAAGTTATCCCTGTAAATACGCAAATGGGAGATTACGTTAGAAAGGACGTAATTGAACCTATTGGAACTTGTGATTATTCAGGGTTTCCCTTTAGCAGGTCTGATCTAGTTAAGCAATATGAATGGCGAGGGAATCAGTTAGTCTGGACAGGAGCAATAGTTGGACGTCCTTTTGTTGATGAGCCAAACGAGCAGAATAGACCACCGCAAATAAAAGGTGATCCGAAAGCCGTACAAAATCCTCGTCCGTTTGGGATAGAGACACCTCAAGGTCCTGAGGCAATCGGTAATAGCTCGCCTGTTATTTTAGAAGATATCAACTTTACAAGTGATGATATACCTCCTGTTTTACCTGATTTTGCCGGTCAGAGTGTTAGCAATATAGACGCACGAGAGCGTTTGGAATCGTTGCACCAAATTAAGTTCTAAAGTAATGGCTAATAATTTTAATCCGGGTTTTGATAGAGAAAAAGCAGCTTTTATAGCGCTAGCTAATAGAGGTGAAGGACTCACTCCAATTAACTATTTATATGCAAAAGAGGCTAGTTTTGAAAGTATTTTGTCTCCTGTTATTACCGGCGGTACTGCTGAGCTTTATACAATATATGCAACCGGTATTAACTCTGCGAGCATCACTAATACTGAAGATATTATTACTAATAGGCTAAAATGGAGTAATCCTTCTAATGATTATTATGTCGGCTTTACTGCCGGTAATCTAACCGGGAACACCATCTGGAGATTACCGCTGCAGGATGGAACTGACGGGCAAGTACTAGCAACAAATGGCAATGGTATTCTATCGTTTATCGATGCCAGCGGAGGATCAACACCAAAGGATGCTACATATATCTTGCAGCAACCAAGTATCGATCTTCCAAACGCTCAAGCCTTAAATCAGCTAAATAATGGTTTAATGAAGAACAATGAAGGTGTTATACAAATTGCTATCCCTGGAGAAGATTATTTAAGTACCGCCTTGCCTTCAGGTCAATTATTTATAGGTAATAGTTCAAATATTGCCACAGCGCAGCAAACCATTACCATTGATAACCTACCAAATTTAGGAACTACAAGCATTAACGTGCCTAATCCTCTTGATCCGATTAACCCTATTACAATTTCAGGAGGTAAAATCTGGCACGGCACTAATAGCAACAGACCGGAAGAATCTAATGCCTTATTAGTGTTAGAAGGAGATATTGCCTTAATTAATTTCAGGTTTTTTAGCGCTAATTTTATTCTTGGAAAAGGTAACAGCATACTACAAACATTAATGCCCGGATCGCAATTTCTCTCAAATCTCCCTAGCGGTTCCTGGATGCAGACAAGCAGCGCAGGAACAGGAGCGATCGTAGCAGCTACCATCCTAGAGAATCAACTATTGATGGGTGGTTTAAATAACGTGCCGGAAGCACGGCAAACTATAAATATTGCAAATCTACCCTCCTTAACTGATGGAAGAGTCTGGCAGGGTGATGCAACAAATAGGCCGGTAGAAGTTCAGTTAAACCTTGCTCCAACTGATGCTACATACATAATAAAAACTCCGAATGTCAATTTACCTGAAGCACAGGTTTTAGAGGAACTAGGGATAGGAATGGCCAAGATTGTTGCCGGCGGAGCTTTTGCAATTGCAATTGCCGGCGAGGATTATGCAACTATTCAGCAGTTAGAAGAAATAGAGCAGCAATGCCAGCAGTATGCAGAGCAAGCGGCGACATCAGCAGAGGAGGCGGCGTTATCAGCAGAAGAAGCAGCAGCGTCAGCAGTAGAAGCTACGGGAGCAGCAGCAGAAGCTACGGCAGCGGCGGCAGAAGCTACGGCAGCAGCAGGAGAAGCCACCGCCGCTGCCGGTGAAGCTAGTGCTTCAGCAGGAGCGGCAGGAATATCGGCCGGAGCTGCTGCTGCTTCGGCATTTGCTGCCGGAATATCAGCAGGTAGTGCCTCAAGTTCTGCATCCGATGCTCAGCGGTCGGCAAATAGTGCCGCAAATTCTTCCTTAAATGCCGCTGCTTCTGCTTCTAACGCTAACATTTCCGCTAATAACGCAGCAAACAGCGCAAACGAAGCTCAAGCCTATTTAAACACCCTTTTAAATACCGGATTAACTCTGCAGGGAGACGTAAGCGGTGGTGGCTTATTAAGTATGCCGATTGTTACTACGTTTAAACCTAATCCGGTATTTACCGGTAACAGCTCAATGACTATGCCGGCAGGTAACAGCATGCAAAGACCGAATGCGCTAATTCCTGGAATGATCAGGTTTAACACTTCACTTTGATTTTATGGTAAAATTTATTAAGAAAAATAAAAGAGAAAACATGAGCAATAACTTAAATGACCATAACCTAAAAGCGCCATTACCGACACCTACCGGAAAACCTGAATTTACCGATGGAATAAACTGGTTTACTTTAGCAACTGAAGATTGGGTGTTAAATAACATTGCTACGATACCTGCCTGTTTAGTAGGAACTATTAGTAATTTAACAGCTATTTATGCAAATGGTATTAATGGGACGGGAGCTACTTTAACTAATTCAGGAACGCAAACCGCACTTGTTATTGATGGAGTTACTTTAGCTGAAGGTAATAGAGTCCTAGTTAAAGATCAGACAGCTGCTTTGCAAAACGGAATATATATAGTAACTAATATCGGTTCTACTACAACTAACTGGGTATTAACAAGAGCTGCCGACTTTGATTCTCCGTCTCAAATGGTTAGAGGTGATGTAATTAACATAATTAGCGGAACAGTAAATGCCGTAACTGCTTGGATGCTTACCGGAGCCGTTGCAACTGTCGGTACGGATAACATTGTTTTTACCGAATTATCGGAAAACAATATTGTAAGCATTGAGGGCAGCGCTAATCAAATAATAGTTACTGTAAATAATAACATAGCCACAATTAGCATTGCACCTAATCCTATTATACCAGGTAATGCAGGTATTACAATGCCTGGCGGCTCTACATCCGAGCGTCCTAACGATCCATTGCCCGGTACTTTAAGATTTAATACAGAAATTTAAAATGAGCAAAAATAAAAAAATATTAACAAAACAAAAACCACAAGCTCAGCAAATTGTTAAGCTCGAGTATTATGATGGAGTAACGTGGCAGACTCTTAGCGATGAAAGTTACGTAGAAGATAAATCATTGCAAATATGTTGGGATTTATTAAACGATGATACGGAGGTAATATGGCAACCACTGTAATTGTCGGAGGTATAAAACCGAATTTAAAAATCTTAGGAGATACACAAAGATTTTTATTTGAATATCCTAATGGAATTTTGAGATTAGAAAATATATTACCGATAGAATCTAATGTCATTAATTTAGACCTCGATCTACTCAATATTCAGGAGAAGGGATATAGAGCAGGTTTTTTTTCTGACTCTAGTAATATTAATGGGACGTTTCATTTAAGTTCTCTAGAATATCAACAAAATCAGCAAAATTCCGGTATAATTGGAAGTTTTTTAATGACTTTTAATGAAAACAGTTCGGATCAATTTTTATTCTATAAAAATATAAATGTTAATAATAACAGAATCTCTAATGTTGCGACTCCTGACGCAGACACAGACGCCGCTAACAAGATATTCGTAGTAGAGTACGTAAACTCTGTTTTACCGGTCAATACTGTTTCTTTATTAGGTGATATTACGGGGTCAGGAGTAACAGGAACACCTATCAATACTTCTTTAAGCAATGTGATTAATAAAACTACAAATCAGATTTTTAATTATACCGCTACCGGAAGTACTGCTGCAAGCTTTGATTTTGATTTAACTATTCCTAATAGTAATAACAAAACATTAAGATTCCGAATGAATAGGGATAATACTAGTGATGGAGCAGGTTATGAATTTCAGTTTTATGCACCAACAAATGGAATAGATACTCTTACTTTTGGTTATAATTCAGGTAGTCAGTTCGGGACTATCTATTCTATGGCTAATAATGCACAGGTTATTAATTATAACTATGCACTCAATATCAACGACTCAGGCAATTATAAACCTTACAGCGGGAGTTACGGTTACCTTAATTCAAGCGGCAACACGGGAACAGCATCAGGGCAGAATCCTTATTCAATTAACTGCAATAATAGAGTCAAAGCTTCCGAGTTTGATTCCGTTTCTTCTATTAAAACCAAAAATATTGAATCTTCAAGCAAAGATATAGAAGAGGAAGCATTAAAGATATTTAGTAAAATACCTTTCTTTAAATACAGTTATAAAGATAAAATTAAAAATGGTGAGGGGGTAACTTTTGGGGTTATTGCCGAACCTTTAAAAGAGATTTTACCTGATTATGTCGTAGAGGACAAAAGTTTTGTCCCTAACATATTACAGTCTTGCCTAATTAAACCGATAACGGAATGTAGCTATGAATTGGTATTTAAAGAAAAATTAACCAACATTGAAGGGAGTAAACTACAGTTAATTTTACTTAATAAATCAGTTGAAGTAGAGATTTTAAAAACTACCCCAAAGCGGTTAATTATTTCCTGCTCTGAAAAACTAGCGGGCAACGGGTTTGCTTACGGCACTTTTGAAACCTGCCCGTCAGTTACCAAAAATAAAGTTTTTGAATTATCAATGGTAGTATTAAAAAACACCTTAAAACGTGTAGATATTCTTGAAAGAAAATTAAAAAAACTTAAAAGGTAAATATGACAATAGTAAATTTTGGATATGAAAAAAAGATTATAACTCCTGATGAATTATTGTCTTTAAAAGAAGAGCCTTTTGTTATTTTAGATACAACGATTTTAAACTGTATCATTCCTCATAGAATCGGCATAAGAAAATTAAAAAATCTTGTACCTTACAAGTGTCAAGGGGCAATCTTAAAAGTAATGCTTGGTGAACTTGTTTTTGGCGAAGTAAATACCATTGATTTTTTAGACATTTTAGAGGATCAATTTATTTTAATTAACGTCAATAACTGCAATCCTAAACCATATAAATCCGTATTAGGTTACCCTTTAACTTTAGTAAATGATGGAGAAGAGTTGTTAAACGGCGATGCTGTTTTAGAAATACATGTTTTTTATTCTGATATAGGACAAGAAATTAACGATACCGGAAACATAAATTTATTATAACTTTACTAGGAGAAACAAAAATGAGCGTTCAAAATTTGCCAAATTTAAAAATCGTAACTCAAACCCAAGTTGATTTATTATATTTTAATAGTGTAGTAGCACAAGTGTTTAGCCAACCTTCTATTTATGCTTCTATACCATCAGATGTACAATGTGTTAATCAGAATGGTAGTTATTTATTTGGTTATTATAGCCCTGCTAATCCAGAAACGCAAAAAGCATGGTATCTAGCTTTACAGTCTTCAACAACACAAACTATTGAAGATAGTAATAATTTAATTGCACAAGTACCAGAAGGAGCGCCAAAAGGCTCTGATCTAATAACTATTCTTAACACTCTTATTACTGATTGTCATTCAATTCAAGCTTTAATACCTCCCTTAGAAACATTGTAAATATTATCTATAGAGACTTTGATGAAAATAGATAAAGTTCTTTCTTTTGATGGCGGCGGCATGAAAGGTTTATTTTCTGCTTATTTCATGAAATACTTTTGCCGTGATGCAGGCATACCAAGTAATCAGATATATAAATATTTTAATATTATAGCTGGGACTTCTATCGGGGGTATTCAGGCCTTAGCATATGCAAGCGGTTATAGTCCCGATGATATGATCGAGCTATTTTTAGCTCAACAGAATCCTTTAAACAACGGAAGTAACAACCCAAGTAGTATTTTTTATCCTCCTGTCTCAACATTGCAGAAAATAAATACCATTCTATATGGCGATCAAACATGGTATCAAAATACAAACTTAAAAGCCCTGCTAAATGCTAAATTTGGGCAAAGCAAAATGTTTCAGCTAAAAACTAATGTACTAATTCCTAGCGTTGAAATCTATACAACGCAAGTACCAGATGTCGGCACTGATGTTAAAGCTTATCGTCCGGTGTTATATTCAAATATAAAATTCAGAGGGCTCGAAGGTCAGAATTATCTAGTTCAAGACGTAGCTTTATCAACAAGCGCCGCTCCTATTTATTTTCCAGCAGTAAATATTCCGGAAGTTACTACTCCTGATTCTAAATTTATTGACGGAGGAGTATTCCAGAACAACCCCGCAGCATTATCATGGGCTTATAACAATGCTATTAATCCTTCTGCTAATCGTACTTGTATTCTATCGGTTGGTACGGGGCTTGGGACAATAGGATTATTTGATCCAGTACCAGTGCCGCCTCCTGAATCTATAAAAAAATATCTTAATGAGTTTAGAAATTTTTTATTGTTACATAAAAATTATACAACAGAAAAAACAGAAGAAATCGTTAATTCAATCCTTCCTGATTTTGAAAATGTTTATTTGTTACTTGATTTAATATCATTAGGAATAAGTGGACCGCAAGAGGCGATTAATAAAATCTTGGAATTATTATCTTTGTATGGCACTAAAATAAATAATCAGGATTTATTTTATTATCGTTTTAATACCATTTACGACTTAAACGAAGACACAGAACTTGATACTACTAATGCTGATTTTTTAAACTACATACAAACAGCAGCAGAGCAGCAATATCAACAGGACGCCATAAAGATACAGCAATTTATTCAAAAATGTAATTTTCAAAAATAATTACATTTATACGATTTTTAAGAGTTATAAGTACTTTGTGTTATAATAAAAAAGAAAAAGGAAACATATGGCAGACTTATCAAATATTACCGCTTTAAGTGGTCTTACTATTACCAGTGATCAAACCACCGGGACTAATAATCCTAACGCTACCTTTGCCGTTAGCAGCGTTACCACTACACAGAGAGATAAACTAGAAAACGTTACTCCTTACGTAGTAAATGGAGCAACAGTTAAAATAAAAGAAGGAACTATTATCTTTAATATCAGCGTTGATAAATTACAAATGTTTAGAAATGGAATATGGGAAAGTGTTACAACAAATATAAGTACTGCTACCGGAGTTGGGTTATCTTCATCTCCTTTTTCCATTCCGTCCGGCGCAAGATCAGCCGTTGAGGTAGTTGCTAATCAGGTAAACGGGTTTATATATAATGATACAACCAATAACCAGGTCAGAGGATGTATTAATGCCCAGTGGATGACTCTATTTACGGTTGCTACGACTGCTACCGGCGTCGGTCTTACTAACGGAGCACCTTTTGTATTTCCGTCCGGGCCTTCTGTTTCCGTTGAGGTAGCTGCTAATCAGGTAAACGGGTTTGCTTATTATAATACAACTGCTAGTAATCTCAGAATATATGATAATGGTTCTTGGGCAACAGTGAGCGGTACATAAAAAGCTTCAATGAACTATAATACTCTTGTTGATCAGATTATAGCTTATGCCAATAGAGGCGGTAGTATTGAATTTGCTACCTCTATTCCCTATTTTATTGAGATGGGACAGCAGAAAATCTGGAAGGAACTAAATACTCTTGGTTTTCAAAAGGCAACAGAACCTAAAAAGTTTCAAGTAAACAATGCAACTATTAAAAAACCTGCTGATTGGCAGGAAACTATTTCAATAAGCTACGGCTCGGAGGATGCATTACTTATAAATAACGTTGTCCTGCTTCCTAGCAGTTATGAGTTCTGTATAAATTACTGGCCGAATGTTAATTTAAGTGACCCCGCTAATCCTCCTCTGTTTTACTCAGATTATATATCCTTTAGAGCAGATGCAAGTCCTTATGAGTATTATCTGATCGTTCCAACCCCGGATAAAGCATATACCTACCAAATAACCTACATAGGAAGACCTAATTTAATTACAAATGAGAATCAAACAAACATACTAACTGACTACTATCCTGATCTTCTATTCTATGCCGCCTTTTTAGAGGCTCTTATTTATTTAAAGGATGATCAGAGAATGCCCGTCTATACAAAATTATATCAGGAAAGCTTAACTGCTGCTAACAACCTGACAAAAGATCGTTATATTGATCGCAGCGTAAAAAGAGATGTAGGGTAATTTATGGCTACGCAAAAACAGATGTTTCCTATTACCTATAAGCCTGGAATACTCCGTGATGGGTCGCTTTTTCAAGGAAGTTACTCTACTGGCGGACAATGGGTCAGATTTTTTAGAGGTCAACCTCAGAATATCGGGGGAATGAGAAATTATGTAATATATCTGGAAACTGTACCTCAGATTTTACCTCCTGATTTTATACCGACTAACTGCCTTATATACTATGATAATGAGGGCAATAAACATATTTTAGTAGGAGGTTCTATTGTCTCTGATTCAATATTATCTAGTGTAATAGATGTTACTTATACAAGTAGCGGTGCTCAAACCTATACCTGGGCAAATCGTTTTACTAATCCTATCAATACTCTGGCACAATTTGTTGTAGTAATAAGTATTATCAATAGCCTTCCAACACAGATGATATTATGTCTGGGTATGAAAAACTATACGGATATTAACAGTAGTGAAGCTGCTTCTAGTATCTTGGCAAAGGAAGCTACCGATGGTTTTTTTCAAGTAAATTTTCCTGATTTTGTTTTAAAAGAAGCAACAGGTGGAATGCTTTACGTTGGAAACAGATTATTTTACTACGGTAACAACGGACTTGTCAGGTGGTCTTCAATTGCCGCAGAAAAATCAGGGCAGCAGACAAGTTTACAAAAACCATTCCTGTTTTTTGAAGACAAATATTCTATCAATATTAGCACCGATAAAGTAATCTACGGCGCAGAATGGCGAGGAGGAACAAACTCGCCGACTATAATCTTCTGGACACTCGGCTCCGTTGTTCTTATTAGCAATACTACAGGTAGCAATAATCAGATTATTGATGATCCTGATGACCTTTCTTTTAGTAGAAAGGTATTATCAAGAGATAGCTCCATTTTATCTTCAAATAGCGTAGTTGAATATGACGGGATATTCTACTGGCCTGGAACACAAAGATTTTTTGTATTCAACGGCGTAGTTCTTCCTCTTGAAAATAATCTTAATCGTCAGACTTTTTTTGATACTATTGATATGAGTAAGCGTCAGAGGGTCTTTGGTGTCAAAAATGTAAGCAGAGATGAAATATGGTGGTTCTACCCTGAAAAGGGGAAAGATGCTAATGTTGGATGCACCAGAGCTGTTATTTACAATGTTGTAGATAATACCTGGTATGATACGGATATAGAAAGGGCAGCGGGTTATTTCGATAATACCGGCGGTAATATGTATACTGTAGGAAAAAACCTGAATCCTTACGAAGGTGATAATAACAATTATGTCTGGGAACATGAAGTCGGAAATGATCAGGTCAATCTTTATAAGGATGTAGATCAGCAGGTTAAAGCTATTCCTTCTTTCTTCACCACGCCTATAATTTCTTATGCTACCTTTAATCCACAAAAACAAGTAGCAGGAATTGATTACAACATAGCTATAGAGAGGATAGAGCCCAATATTGTCGGCACAAAAAAGATAAAGATGACTGTTAGTATCAATACGTATGAATATCCTGCAAGTGCTCCTGTAACAGCTACTTATAACCTGACTGAGGATGGAGAAGTAGAGAATCTTATTAGACCGGCTATTAATGAACGCAAACAGGGGAGAAACATTAATTTTACTTTTAAATCAGAAGGTATCGGTTCTGGTTACCAGATGGGAACTACCTTTGTTTTAGCTGAAATAGATGATGGTAGACCATGATTAGTGTCTATCCTAAATATATTAACGTTAAATACTGGGCAGCTACTGTTTGCGATGATTATTCGGATTTCCCTCTTCCTGTGCTTCATGATGAAACAAAATGGGCAGCATGGGCAGAGAATTTAATAGGTATCGAGCCATTTGCAAATAGAGGAGTACCGAGTCCCTATAAGGGAGGCAGGAAAAATGAACTTGCTTTTAACAACTGGGAAGAATGGGCAAAAAAAGCCTATTTGGTTATGCTATCGCAGGAGAATAATAATTTGTAAAAATCACGATTTTCCAAGGCTACAAATGTTCTGTGGTATAATAAAAAAGAAAATATTATCAAAATGTTAGTTCTCATTTTAGCAGTCATTATTGGTATTGGTTCAGTATATTTACTTGGGGATAAAACCCTGTCGAAGAAATCGCAGAAAAAGTCATAGAGGAAGAAATAGGGATAGACGTTGATTTAACTCCAAATAGTAAAAAGTATTCAAAATGAGTACATCAATAATTATTGCTCTAGACCTTGGTACTACTACCGGCTGGGCTACTCGCGAGGCAGCAGGCAACATAACTTCTGGAACTGCCAGTTTTAAAACCGGTAGGTTTGAAGGCGGCGGCATGCCTTTTTTACGTTTTAAACGATGGCTTACCGATTTTAAAAATACTTTGGGGGTTATTGATGCGATTTATTTTGAAGAAGTAAGAGCCCATAAGGGAGTAGATGCTGCCCATAAATACGGGGGATTTGTTGCCCACCTTACCGCTTGGTGTGAACACCACCAGATACCTTACTCTGGAGTGCCTGTTGGAACAATAAAGAAGCATATTACAGGCAAAGGAAATGCTCCTAAGGAGTCCGTAATAACTGCCGTTAAAAACAAGGGATTTTCTCCCATTGACGATAATGAGGCCGATAGCCTTGCTCTACTTGATTTTGTATTAACAAACCATAATAAAGGTATTTAAAATGTTTAAGAAACTTAATTTATTAATCGCTACTGCTAGCCTTTTATTCTCAAAAGTAGCTATGGCAGATAGTAAATATTATATAAAGGGGGGAATGGGAATAAACCATATCCATACAGTTAAATTTAGTAATCATGATTTCGAGGGTAAAATAAGGCTAACAAATAGTTTTCCTTTAATTGAGGGAGGAATAGGTTATAAATTAACTGATTCTATTAGAGCTGAAATCCTTTTTGACTATTATTTTTTATTTCATACCGCTGAAACTTCATACAATCCTAACAAGGATATTTTTAAAATATTAGTAACAACCAAAGCTGATAGTTTAATGCTTAATGTATATAAAGACGTATTAAAGCTTGGTAAAATAACTCCTTTTATTGGTGGAGGAGTTGGAATTGCTAAATTAAAAGAAGTCGGTAAAGGTTTTGCTATTTCAGCAGAAGATAAGATGCATTTTCCTTTGGAAAGTACTCAAAAAAAGACGTTTTATAAATTTGCTTATAAACTAACCGCAGGTCTGGATATGAAAATTAGCGAGACAGCTACGGCGGAAATAAGTTATAATTACTTTAATCTAGGAAATAATAAATCCAGAAATATCGGTGGCCTTAAAAATATCGGCAATCGTAATTACGGAGTTCATAATATTACCGCAGGTTTAAGATTTGCAATATGAAGTTAAAAGAATTACCAAAAGCTCCTATTCAAATACAACGGGATAATTTATTAATTGAGGTAGAACAGTTAAAAACCGCTTTACTTCAAAAAGATAATATCATTGCTACAAAAAGCAATACTGTTACAGAATTACAAAACCGCTTAAAAGTTCAGAGCGATTTAGCAACTGCAACCAGTACGCAGCTAGCTAATACACAACAAACTTTAAATTCAAAAATTCTAGAGTGTAATACTCTAAATGAAAGAATTGCTACCAAGGATTTGATTATATCTGAAAAACAAAACACTATTACCCAGCTACAAAATCAAATAACCGTAGAGCATTTAAGCATCCAAGAAAAAGAAGCTCTTATTGTAACAATAACCCGTGAAAAAGCTTTACTTGTAGAAGAGCATCACAAATCTATAGAAGCATTAAGAGAACAATTGGAAGATAATAAATTACTTATCTTACAAAAAGAAAGTAGCTTGAGAGAACTAGAAAATCTTAATCGTGATCAAGCTTTATCAATGAACAGGCTTGAAGAAAGGGTGAATATTTTAAATCCCTCTTGCAATCAACTTGAAACCGATCTCTTAGAGAGGGATAGCATCATAAAAACTCTTGAAGAAGATAACAATAAAAAAGAGTTGGTTATTAAAGAAATGAACAATAACCTACTAAAGAAAGACCTAATTGTTCAGGAGTTAGAAAATAAATTAGTAATTTCCGAAATAAAAACTGCTCCCGCGATAAACTATGAACTAGTCTTATTAAAAGAACAGTTAACTGATAAAAACCTAATTATTGAATTGTTAAAAAGTCAAAAAGCTCCTGTGTTTGAAATTTCCGATAGTAAAATACTGGAATCATTGGATTTTGATAATATCGACTATAAACTAATTACGAATGCGCCTTCAACAATAAATCATGATATTTTAAAAATTGAAAATATCCCACTTGCCCAGTCTGTATTATTAAGTGGTGATGTATCTCTCATAGAGGAAGAAGACTCAAATTAATATTGCCTATTTTTTAGGCAATTCTTGAAAGCCTAGAAAAATAACCTTTGTTAGCTTAATTCACAAAGTTATCAAGAGTTTTGTGGATAATTAATCTAAGATTTTGACGTTACTTGCAAATGTCTTTTGACCTTTGATATTTAGTTCGTATTCTACTTTCTGATTCTTTTTAAGCTCTTCTATACCTGACTTCTTAAGGTCGTTTTCATGGAAAAACACATCTTTTGAACCATCATCAGGTTTAATAAATCCATACTTGCCTTCGGTAGAATAAAATTTAACAACTCCTCTTTTCATGGACATGATTTCATTAGTTAAATATCCAACCCAAAATATCAGATTTAACGTGTACTTAAAAGCATTTCTGGTTATTCCGGTAGGTTATTCATCTCCTGCAAATTTTTATTTAAAGCTACCGCAGAATATCCGGTAATTTCTTTAATACGATGATTTAAAGCGGTAGTAGTTGCAAGGTTATTAGGGTTTTCTGCTAATTTTAAGGCTAAATCCAGAAACTTTTTATCGGTTAATAACTTGGTCGTACCATATCCCCCGCCAAGAAGCTTGGCTGTGGTAATAGGATCATAAAATAATCCAAAAATTGCCGCGCTAATCCCACCGGTAGTAGCCGTCCCTGATGGATTAGGAATATTTTTACTTTTTATAGCCATAGCTTTAGCTACAGTGCCTAATTTCTGTATTTTTTTAAAAGTCTCAGGAGTAAGCTGTTTTCTAATAGATACACTATTTTTAGGATTGTTTATTGCTTTAGCAAGAGCGTTATAAGATAGACTTTCAGTAGCGTAATTCGTAGCTTTATGGCCGAGTATATTTTCCAGTTTTTCTCTTCTAGCTACATCCCCGTATAATTTATCGGCTTCCTTAAAAGCATCATACCACTCAGGATTAGTTTTGCCATACTCTTTAATATCCTGTGAAATCGCTTTTTGTATTTTCTTAAGCTGATTCTTAACCCCTGCGTCCGTATCCCATTTTATAATTGAATTGAGACTCTTTTTAGTCCCAACAAGTTTATTAACGTCATATTCTTGCAATGGTAGCTTTATAGGCCCATACTGACTTATTATTTTTGATGCAGGCTCTATTTCATTTTTAATAGTTTCAAGCGATTGTAAAAGGCTTTTTTCATCAGGAGAAAGAATAGCCGTAT